GAGGCTATTGGGGAATAGCCGAAACACCCTACGGGGTGTAGTGGGATACCCACAAATAAAATAAGTTGGAGGGTTCAAAATGACAATTCAAAAGTTTAAGGAAGTTCTACAAAAAGCAGACAGGCTAATCGAAAGCTACGGAATGGGAGAAATGGTAGTTGAAGATGTACGGGAATTGTTTGAGGAAAACGGGATATTCCCAACTTGCAGACAAGTAATAGACTACGTGGAGGAAGCCCAAAAGCGTTTCATATTGAGCGGTAGTTTACCTTATTGCTAGAAAGGAGGTAAAGGGAATGAAAAAAACAATTTGATTTGAGATATTATTCAAAGGAGGTTTTCTAGATGCCTGATGTAAGGATGATACAACAAGCGGTGAGATACCTCGCAAATCGATGCGATGGGGCGATTTCCGAGGATGGTCATGGGTTTAACAAGATGGACGCCAGCTTTGGAAAGAGCCTAGCCGAACGGGAGAGATGGACAAAACGACAAGCTCAGGTGGCGTTGGAAATGTTAAAGAAGTATGAAGGCCAATTACAGGCTGGAGGGTTTGATGTCGAAAAATTGTTTGATGGAAGCGAGATTACCTATCCGCACCTTCAACAAGAGAAAACAAAGCAAATGAACGTAGTGAAGAAAGTAGACGACAAAACAATGGAAATCCGCTTCAAATTCGACCAGGAGTTGCTGCAATTGATAAAATCACTCCCGGGAAGACGCTTCCATCCTGATAAAAAGTACTGGACAGCTACAATAACCACGGACAGTATAAATAAACTGAAAGACGCAGGGTTTGTAATCGATGCGGAGTTAGAAAAACTCCTACACCAGGCAGAAGAACAAGCAGAAGAAATGAAAAAAGGAATCGAGGTACCGGAGCTGAAAAAACAGTTATTCCCATTCCAGAAACAAGGCGTGGCCTTTATCGAAAAAAGGGACGGAAGAGCACTAATAGCCGATGAGATGGGATTGGGAAAAACTATTCAAGCCACTGCATGGCTTCAGCTCCATCCAGAGAAAAGACCGGCAATAATCCTTTGCCCGGCATCATTGAAGCTGAATTGGGCAAAGGAGTTAAAGAATACGCTTTCAACCAACGACAAAGTGGAAATCCTTTCAGGGGTTCTGCCTTACTCGGTCACTGGGGACATCGTGATAATAAACTACGACATACTAAACAGTTGGGTGGAAACGCTCCAAGCTATCAATCCAAAAGTGATTATAATGGATGAGTGTTTCCCTGCCGGAACCAAGATAATGACCCCGAAAGGTGAGAAAAACATAGAGGACTTAAAACCCGGTGATGAAGTATATAACGCCATCGGTATAGGACGTATCAAAAGGGTTGGAAAAAGAATATCGAAAACCGTAATTCTTCACTTATCTAATGGAAAGAGAATCGAGGTTACTCCAAACCATCCTTTCTTTACAGATATTGGTTGGGTTCAAGCCAAGGACTTAACTGGTAGAATACTCTTTACTTCCTCGCAAATTTATAATATAATACGCTCAGACAATATATCAAAAAATATGAAGGAGGAGGAAGTAAATGAAAAGAACCAAGAAGAATTGCGAATGGTGCGGAAAGATATTTACCCCCAAGTCATCATCCAAGCAAAGATTTTGCGGGACATCTTGCTCAGCGAAGTGGAGAATGAGTTTACCAGAAATCAAAATGAAGTTGAAGAACCCGGAAAGGAGCAAAAAAATCTCTCAAAAAGTGAAAGAGGCTCATTTGAGGAATCCGGAATGGGCAAAAATAACTTCTTTACGGATGAAAGAAAACAATCCTATGAAGAACCCAGAAACGATAGAGAAAATGAAGAAAACATTAAAGGAAATGGGATTTTATCAGAAAGCGTTAACAGGAGGGAACGGGAAGCCATTACCGACAGCTCAACGTATTCTATGGGCTGCACTGGGTCCCGAATGGAAAATAGAATATCCGATAAAAACCAAAATGCCCAGAGATTCTGGATACCCGACGTGTTACAAAGCCGATATAGCCCTTCCGAAAGAGAAAATATGGATAGAAGTGGACGGATGGAGTCACGAACTGCCGGATGTGAAAATGCAAGACAGAAAGAAGGAGGAATTTTTGAAAACATTAGGGTGGAAAGGGTTGAGATTCAAAAACGAGGAAGTGGAAAACAACCTTCCGGAAGTGTTGTCTACAATCTCGAAGTTTCTGGACACCCATCGTACTACGCAGAAGGATTTTTAGTTCACAACTGTCATTACATCAAAAACAGCTCCGCAATCCGAACAAAGTCCGCGAAGAAATTGGCGAAAGGTATACCTCATGTAATAGCTCTTACTGGAACACCGATCGTAAACAGACCGGTAGAAGGCTTCAATATATTCCAAATCCTAGACAAAAACCTGTTCCCGAACTTCTGGACATACGTTCATCGGTACTGCGGCGCACGTCACAACGGTTTCGGTTGGGATTTCTCGGGCGCTACGAACAAAGAGGAATTGAACCAAATCCTCACTAGCACCATAATGATACGGAGAAGGAAAGCTGACGTGCTAAAAGACCTCCCTGAAAAGCTGTATTCTTTTGTCCCGATGGAGCTTGACAACAAAAAAGAGTATTCGACCGCTGAATTAGAATTCATTGAATACCTCCAGCAGATAAAAGGAAAAGAAGCCGCTGAAAAAGCGAAGAAAGCGGAACACCTCGTAAAAATCGAGGCAATGAAACAGCTAGCAGTCAAAGGAAAACTAAAGCAAGCAATCAACTGGATAAAGGATTTCATTGAAGACGGTTCAAAATTAGTAGTGTTTGCAGTGCACAAGGAAGTTATAGACCAGCTAATGAAAGAATTCAAAGAAATCGCTGTAAAAATAGATGGTTCCACTCCTATCCCCGAAAGACATAAAGCAGTAGAAGCGTTTCAAAGCGATCCGAACATAAAACTATTTATTGGTAACATACAAGCTGCAGGCGTCGGACTAACCCTTACAGCTGCCTCCGCAGTAGCCTTCCTAGAACTACCCTGGACACCAGGCGAACTCCAGCAGGCTGAGGATAGATGCCACCGAATTGGGCAGAAAAATGCGGTTAACATATACTATCTGTTAGCGGAAAATTCGGTGGAATATAAGCTGGCTAAATTGTTGGACAAAAAGAAGGAGGTACTATCCGCAGTTATAGATGGAAATGTGGTTGATGAAAAAAGCCTCATAACTGAACTGATAGAAAGTTATCTGGAAGGCAAGGAGGCGGCGGAGAAAAATGATGGATGAGCAAATGGAACTCAACATCGTGAGAAAAGTGGTTTGGTCATACACCCGGAGCACTGGACTGGACTTTGATGAGCTGTGCTCTGAGGCGTACATCGCTTATCTGGAAACCGCTCCTTCCTACGACCCAAGTAAAGGCAAGAAAACAACATTTATCTGGAACGTGGTTAGAAATCACATAAATAGCTTACTAAAAGCCAAAAAGGAAGCCCTAGTGGACGAGGAAGCCATAGACATGATGGTAGAGGAGAGATATGAACTCGACCCTGAACAAGTTGTTCTTGCGGAGGAGAACTGGAGGGATCTGTTTGAAAGTCTTTCACCAGATGCAAAAATGATTTGTCTTCTAGTGGTGAACGATGGCGAGGTATACCTAGACACCGACAAGCCTAGGGAAGCACGTGGTATAATCGCGCGAGAATTGAAAGCCAGGGGTTGGTCTGAAAATAAAATTTGGGCTACCTTCCGGGAAATAAAACAAATATTGAAGACGGCAGAAGGGAAGAAAAAAATGAGAAGGACAAAATTTCCCATCAAATAATTTTGAGTTAATTTGTATAATAAATATAAGAGGGGAAAAAATGGGGATTGAAAAGTTATTTCAAGACTACGGAATACCTTATGTAACAGAATCCGATCACCATCACGCCTCCGCAGGCTGGATAAACATCCACTGTCCTTTCTGCGCCGGCTCAAAGAACTTCCACCTGGGGATAAACCTATATCAACCAACGGTATCTCACTGCTGGCGTTGTGGAGGACATTCTACCGCCTCGGCGTTATCCCGAATATTGAACATATCAACGGAAAAAGCAAAAAAGCTAATTCAAGAATACGCCGGGCCAACGGGGACTATCCGCAAGAAAGCGGAAGAACCCAGAGTGAGTATATCGCCCATTAAATTCCCTCAACCTTATTTTGAACACCTAAATGAAGCTGGGAAAAGATACTTGGAAGGGAGGGGATTTGACCCGGAGAAGTTAGAAAAGAGATGGAAGTTAAAACAAACCGGACCTGTGAGTTTTCTCGACAAAATCACCTACGGAAATCGCATCATAATTCCTATTCGTTGGGGCGGTGAATTAGTCAGTTTTCAAACTAGGGATATCACAGAGAAATCCGACAAAAGGTATTTAGCATGCTCAATGAAGCGAGAAATCATCCACCACAAGCATATCGTATACGGAAAGGAGGAAAAATGGAGTGAATATCCGGCGTTAATTGTAGTGGAAGGTGTGGTAGATGTATGGAAATTGGGGGTATCAGCGGTTGCTACTTTCGGGACGTCGTTCACTATGGAGCAGGTGTTAGCACTGTCGAGGATTCACGACAAATTCTTCATCGTATACGACAACGAACCGCAAGCCCAGCAGCAGGCCCGAAAGCTAGCCGTAAAACTCAAAGCCCTAGGGAAAAAGGTATTCATTGAGACAGTAGATACTGATCCCGGGGATATGAAAATTGAAGACGCTAGACATTTTGTAAAAACATTATTGAAGGAGGTATTCTAAAATGAAAATGGAAAGAAATGATTTGCGGAAAAGGAGAAAAGAATTGGGATTGTCCCAAATGGAACTTGCCAGGTTGGTAGGAGTGTCCCTGCTTACCATACAGACGTGGGAGCGGGGCGTCAGCGAACCGAAACCCGAAAACAAGGAGAAACTCGAACAAGTGCTGAGCGAGATGGAAGGAAAATGTAAAACGAATTAATTTTGAAAAAGGAGGAGGTTATAATCTATGGAAAGAAGAATTCCAACAAGATTACCAGACGCTATCAATACACGCCCAGATTCCGGCTTCACTCAAATACGAAATGATATGCTGAGGGACCCTAGAATTTCATGTAAAGCCAAAGGTATACTTTGCATTCTCCTTTCCAATCAAGTTAATGGATTGGTTAGTGTTAATAATTTGGAGACGCTCCACTCAATCTGTAAGGAGGGATATAATTCAATCCAATCAGGATTGATAGAACTCGAAGAAGCAGGATATTTCACACGGGTACGTTACCGTGACAAAAAGACCAAGAGAATCAAAGGTTCATTCTGGACATGTACAGATACTCCGGGGAAATTCAATTTGGAAAAATACTCACAATTCCTTGAAGAAAACGGGTTGGAAATTTGCCCGATAAGCGAATGAGACGCGGAAGGGAGGGAAGTTTTTAAATGAAAAGAACCAAAGGAACTAGTGAAACCAGTTACGACGACAATGATATGATTAAAATTGCGTTAGAGATATTCCGAACAGATGCTTTCCTAGCAATCAATAAAAAACTGATTCAAAAGGTTGGGATAATTAAGGCTGCTTACATTACAAACTTGGTGGACAAGTACAAATATTTTCGGGATAGAGGAATGCTAACTGAGGATGGAGGTTTTTTCTTAACATACGAAGAACAAACCAAGCAACTAGGTTTAAGTGAACATCAACTCAGAACATGCAAGAAAGAATTCATTGAAGCGGGAGTTTTAAGAACCGAAATGAGATGCGTACCACGCAAAGAATTTTACTTCATAGATTTCGGTGAACTGTTAAGTCAATTCATTGTAGATGAGGAAGATGAACCAATTGATCTAATTCCAGATGATTCAACCAATGCAAAGAATGTCGATGAATCAGGAGACCAGTTTAAGCAATATTCCTTAAAAAATTTAAGGAATAATGCTCAAAAAATTCAAGGAATAATGCTTAAAAATTTTAAGCAATATTCCTCAAAAAATTCAAGCAATATTAAGAAAAACTTATATAAGGAAAACGAAAAAGAAAATAATATATTATTCTCCGACCTAAATTTAAAAGAAAGTAAACAAGATAAAATTACTCGGTACATACCATTAGCAGAAAAACTTGCTTCCATCATTAGAAAAAATAAAAGGATTAATGTTACATCCCAAAAGATAGCTAGTTGGGCAAATGAAATTAGAAAACTAATTGAAACTGATGGAGTCTCCATTCAACGGGTAGAGACTGCCTTGGATTGGTACGAGGACAATATAGGCGGTCAGTACATTCCGGTCATTGAAAGTGGTTCCAGCCTGCGTAGCAAATTCATCAAGCTTGAAGACGCTATGCGTCGGGCTGGAGCTGTTCCCGGCCAGTCCAAAACCATTTCTGCTGATACCCCCAAAGACCCCAAGAAAGTGTTGCACCGATTCTTCCGTAGCAAAGATTTGACCAACGTATTCTACCGGGATTGCTACGAATCAGCAGATGAGTTGTTTGAAGGAACAGTTGACGGAGGAACTCTTGCAGAAACGCTTCTCAATTTGTATTCCCAAATCAAAGAAAAGCAAGAACAACATCTGAAAGGGGATTTAGTCAGGCTCCTTCCCGGTCCGATGGAGTTGATAGCCCGATACATTGATTGGATTCGGGACAACACTTGGATTACCGACATTAGGTTGGATATGTTCGATTTGAACCATTCATTGTTCAGTAGATTCCGCCGGGACGAAGCCAAGACCGATAATCTGGAACGTGATGCAATTACTGGAAAATCTTATATGAGAGGATAGGAGGAAATCTATGCAATACAATCAGGAAATTAAAGCTGATGCTGGGAAACCCCGCCTATCATTAGTCCCGTCTGAAATCATCTGGGCAATTGCCGCTATCCGGGAGTATGGTTGTAAAAAATATGGCGAACAAGGGGTGTTTCGCTGGAAGGAAGTTGAAAAAGAAAGATACCGTGACGCGGCTTACCGTCATTGGCTCAGATATCTAGAAAACCCTTCAGGATTAGACCCGGAAAGTGGATTACCTCACCTTTGGCATTTAGCTTGCAATATAGCCTTCCTTTGCGAATTAGAGAAGGAGAATTGGAAGGATTTGAATTACAAATAATTCGACGGGAGTTTGTATAATAAGGACAGAAAGCCTAGGGAGGGGGATTTATTTTGATAAGAGATGACCAGGAATTTATTGAACGCCGGATTGTCACAGGAATGATTGTAAGTACAGACTACTTGCAACGGATTCAGAAATTTTGGAATCCCTCACTTTTAGAATCCCCTGA